GTCGCTTTGCGATGCGAAAAGACCGCACGGAATTTCCGCTCGATCGTCAGCTTCGCCGCCGGCCTATGCTTGCTCAAATTCGTCCACACGCCCTAGTCTCAAGCTGAACAACCTTCGGCTTATCGCTCATTTCAAGCCCTCACTGCGAAACCGACGAGCGTCGATGATTTTGATGTGACGAAACCGGACAAAAGGCCGTCGATGATAGAGAACGTCGTTTCGGCCGGCGCTCCATCGGCGAACTCGACCCGAGCCGAACCGGCGCCGACGGCCTTGATCTTTCCGCCTCGCTTCAGGTCCGGCGACATGCTGCCCGGCTTGACCAGTTCGCGCCGCGCGGCTTCGATGATGGCGAACTGCACCTGCTCCGGCGCGTCCTCGTCGTCGAACTCCACGATCCACCGGCTGTTGTACATGCTGGCGATAGCGTCCTGCCCTCTTCGAAGCGCGGCAGTCTTTGCGTCATTCGTGCCGGTCCAGTTCGCCCATGCGCGCGCAGTGGCGTAGGCGTTGGCCTCTTCCAAGGTGACGGCGAGGGTCGTGAAGGAGAGCATCAGTGTGTCCTCACCGTTTCATATTCCTCGAAAACCACAGTGAACCATTCGTCATCGCCGACGCGCACAATCCCGACCACTGCAGCGCTGAAGTCGTCGGTTTCGTCGCCATCGGCGTCAAACATGTTGGTGATCTCGCAGACGAGGCCGTCGTCAGTGACCGCAATCATGTGGCTTCCGTTCACGGCGGCGATGTCTCGCGGCATCAGGCGCCACGTTCTTCTCGCGCCAGCTCGCGAAGAGCAGCGAGGTCTTCCAGCGGGTCGCGCGGGTCGAAATCTACATGCATGGCCGTCAGGTCGGCCTCGATCTCGCGACGGGTGGAGCCATTCGATGCCTCTTCGCCCTCATCGACCGGCTTGTTGAGCGCGTTGAATGCCTCGATCAGCTTCTCGCGCCCGAGCTTGTGATGCGGGGCTTTGCCGGTGGCTTCCTTGATCGCGGCGCGGAGTTGATCATCGGAAAGCTGATTGCCGCTGTCCGTGCCGATTTCGGCCTTCGGCGCGCCACCGCGTTTCACGATCTCGGCCTCGATCACCTCATGCGCCTGCAAACTGTTGATGACGGGCGCAGAAGAGAAGGCCAGCGCGAGAAGCCGCTTTTCGGGCCACGGCAGATCGCGCCAATCGTCGGGGATGGCGGTGTCTGCGGCCGGTGCGCCGGGAGACGAAGTCGGACCTTGGCCATATCTTTCGACGGCAATCCCGATCGCCTCATATGCCTTGACCACTTTCGGCCAATCTCCCACCACGATCACCTTCGACACGCCGGAGGCAAGTGCCTTCTGAAAGAAGCGAGGATTGCGATAGGTCATGCCGGGCTCGAACCCCGAGCGCTGGGTGGAATAGATCACGGTTCCGGACATGAGGTTCTCCTTGTCGGGAGTGCGGGAGTGGTCGATGGGCGGGGCGACCTTGGGCCGCCCCGCAACGTCATCAGGTGGACGCCGGGGTGACGTCGATCAGAACGCCTGCCGTCGCCTTGTCGCTGTCTGCGTAACGCCGCCAGTTGGCGGGCGTGCCGAGCTGCGCAAGGTTCGGGTTCGACGGGGCCGGCGTCGACGCATCGTAGGCCCACGAGTAGCCCAAAAGATTGACGTTGAACGTGCCTTCCGAGCGGTAGCCGATCGCGAGGTTCTCCTGGTCATCGATGTTGTAGAGGCGGAAGCCGGGCGGCTGGCTCTCCACGATTTCGACGGCGCCAGATTGCAGACCGAAGATTGAATCCTCGGGGATACGGTCCGAAACGAGAACTGGCTTGCCCATCGTGCCCGGCGTCCCGCCGTAGATCACCAGCCCAGCCTCTTCGTAGACCTTCTGGTCGATCGCGTCGTCGACGAGGTCGAAATAGACCGAAGAGTCCATGGCGAAGAGGGCGATGCGGCTGAACCGGTCGCCGAACTTCCGCATGCCCTTGGTCAGCACCTTCTTGTGGTCGGTGGCGAAGCTGCCACTTGCGACCATATTGGCATTGCCCCCGATAGCGGCTTCGAGCGAGGCAAATGCGGCCTGGACCATGTAGGCCATCGTCGCATCAGCGGCGTCCTGCCCGACCAGCATGGCGAATTCCGACACGGAACGTGCGCGGCGCTTGAAGGCTTCTTCCGTGGTCTTGTACGGACCGTACTTCCACGGGGCCTTGACGCCGACGATCTCATCGGAGCCAATGGCCTTTCCTTCGACGCCAGCGGAGGAGTTCACATTACGGTGCTCGACTTCGCCGCCGATCTTGTAGAAGGCCTGCTTGTCGAGATCGCCCTCGATCGCCTCAGAGCGCATGACGACCGCGCCCTGAGAGTTCTGGTTGAAGACGGCGAGCACGTCCTGGATGCGCTCCAGGTAAGCGGTCTGGGCCTGGCGATTGTAGATCACCATGTCCGAGTTGAGGGTGGTTTCGTCTGCCATGGGGGTTCTCCTACTTCGGCAGTTTCAGGAATGCCTCCTGACCGTGCTCGGCGATGTAATTCGCCTTGTCGGCATTGGTCATTTGGCTGCGCTTCAACTGGCCGCGATCCCCGCCGCCATTGCCCGGAAGCTTCCCGCTTCCACTCTGGCCGGAAGCCTCGAAGGCCCGGCCGAAAACTTCAGAGGCCTTCATCTCAGCGATGAGGCCCTTGATATCCATGTTGTTGCCCTTGCCGTCGATGCGGACATTGCCGTCCTTGTCGACAACCTCGACTTCGAACCGGCCGTCCTTCTCCACGGTGCGCGTGGCGTTGAGGACGTGCGGCAGCAGGAGATCGACGGAGCCCTTCGCCTCGGCAATCGCCGTGGTGGCGCGCTGCTCGCGCAGCAGGCCGTCGATGGTGCCGGTCAGGCCCTTGATCCGCTCGTCGCGGCTCGACAGTTCGCCGGTATGCTTTTCGAGGAGCTGCGCCTTCGCGGCTTCGAATTTCGTGTTTGCGATCTTGTCGGCTTCCTTGGCCGGGTCGATGGCCGTGAGCTCTTCCAGCTTCGCGAGCGCCTCGCGGGCCTTGTCCGGATCGAGGTCTTTGAACCTCACCACCTGGCGCTCCAGCCCCTCGCGCGTCGTGCGCTCCTTGCCGAGTGCTGTCTTGAGGCCCGACACGTCCTCCAGGGCGAACCCATCGACGCTTTCCACATCGAGGCGGAACTTGCCCGACGTTTCGTCCTTCACATAAAATTCACGCGCCGACTCCGGCAGGGAGTCGACCGCATCAACGATCGCTTTCAGTGCCATTTGTAATCCATCCCGGATTTGATGATTGCGCGTCCCGCGCGAGGTTCGGCCCGTATGGGCCAGTGAGTGCCGGCTTCGACCGCTGCTATCCGAGCAGCCAGTCCGGCGTAGGTTTGCCCAGCAGCTGTGCTGTCCAGCCGGACATCGACCGAACGCTGTCTTTGATCACCGGATAGGCTTCCTGCCACCCGGCTTGCATCGTCGCCGCGCCGCCCCAGCGCCGTTGCCGCACGATGTGCATGGCATCCGGCGACATAGGCACCCCGCAACACAGCGCTCTTTCGTGGCCACGGTTGACAAGCGCTACCTTGGTGCAGAAGAGCCCAGAAGAGCCGCTGTGCGTTTGCCCCGGAAACCGATAATCGGTTTCGATGATGTCGAGCGCCTCAATTTCGCGAACAACGTTCGGCGGTTGCTTCTCCCGCCACTCCGATTTGACGTAGAGAGCAGCCGGCTTGGGGAAGTTGCGCCGGTCTCTTGCCTCCAGCCACGCTATGAGCTTCTCCGGGTGGAATGTGACGACGACGCACTCGCCGGGCCAGTTCGGGATGGTGTCGTTGCACGTTACGACCTCGGCGAACTCTCCCATGGCAAGTGCGCCCTCGACGTCCTTCCAGACGCTGAGCGCGCTCCCGACGATTAAAGCTGGGCGAACCATGTGAAATTCTCACCTGTCTCGATGGCCCTGCCGCCAGCCCATTCGTCCACGGCTCGGTCCACACCGGACATGTCAGCCGTCTGCAGCGGGTTGCGATAATCGTGCCCGCAAAGCCAACCGCCCTTCCGGACCTTGCTCTCCCACGCATGAATGTCGGCCTTGCACCCCTCGTAGCTGTGGTCGGCGTCGATGAAGACGAAATCCAGCGACCGATCATCGAACTGTGCGGCCGCGGCCACGGACGGCATATGGATGACAGTTCCACGTCGACCGAACGAGGAGACCGCCATGATGGCTGCAGCCTTATTCGCCGAACATGTCTCCGCGTCCTGCATGGCGAGGAAGTCGCGCGTCTCACGGTAATGGTCGGGCTGCTCGTGCTCGGGCAACCAGCTATCGACCATAATCAGTTGAAGATCATTCCGGTTTCGCAGCAGGAATGCGGACAACTGCCCCTGATAGACGCCAACCTCAACGCCGATGACGTTGCCTGCCGGAAGACGCGAAAGGATTGCCATGCCGCGCTGGTGCACGGCGCCGTGTTTTACCGCCATATTTCGGGAACCCATCCTGTTTTGATTTCGTGCGGCTTCGGCTTCCCGTGGAAGGCCACGACGGCCGCGCCGATGCACGGTGCCCCCTGGCATCGGTCAACTTTGTATGAGGCGATCGAACGCTCGCCAGCGACCTGATCGAAAAGCATGATCTCCTCGCCGGCCGAGAGAAGCTGATCCTCGATAAACGCCTGATCACCTATCCGCTTTTCGCTCGCCAGCAGGCGATCGTATCGGCGCGCAATCCCCTTTGGGTCTGCTCTGAACGCGTCCGTGATGAAGGAAAAATCTCCGCTCCATGCCATGGCCGTCGAACACGCATGTCCGACGCTGAAATCGTGCGCCATCGTGAACCTATGGGGCAATGATGCGATCCGGTCCAACGATCCGACGACAATGCTGTCGAGGTCGAAATAAAGGACCAGCCCATCGTTGAGCCGAAACAGTTCAATCTTCGACCACCACCCCGGCCATGCCTCGGTCAGCGGGACACGCTCACATGGCACCTCGACATCCGAGAGGCAGACGAAGCGATGAGGCAACGAAAGATTGGCAGCAACTCCGTCGCGCAGCTTCCGCACCCAGTCAGCAGTGTAGACGCCGCCGGACTTTAGGACGCAAGCAACAGTGATCATTCCGCCGCAATCCGGGCCGGGGGTGTCATCGCCGCGGAGAGATCGTCGTCACCGGGGTCGCCGGGCAACTCCTCTTCAAGGCGCTTGATCTCTCTGTCGGCTTCAAACTCCTGGCTGAGAACGCCGCGTTCCCGCATCTCCTCCCAGTAAGTTTGCTGGCTGAGGTCACCGTCCTGTCGCATCCCGCGCAGGATTTCCGGCGTCTTATTGGAGCCGAGGTCGACAGCGATATTCGTGTTGACGAAGACCGTAGGCTCTACATTAACGTTCAGCCACATTGCCGTGAACTTGAACGCTTTTTCCAGCGCATCCTTTAGCAGCCAAGCCCATGCCTGCACGGCGCTTGATACCTTCTGCGACTGAAGCATAGCCGTGATCTGCGTCATGCCGGCCGTGCCGGCGGTAAGCGGGATGCGGCCGATTTCGCGCATCTGGTGCTCCAGCTTGTCGACCTCATCCGACAGGAATTTCAACGAAGTCGCCGACGGCTCGATGTACTGCCACTCACCATGATGGCCTTGGTCGTTCATCGGGGCGTACAGGACGGAGGCAGGACCGATCGGGACAGTGATTGGCTTGCCGCTCCCATCAAGCGGGGGCGTAATGCCATTGCCGGCCAGCATCGGAAAGGCGGTCTGCTCCTTCGCCATCTTCAAATTGGTTTCCGCCTGATAATGCTCGATCTGCAGTTCAGCCACGTCGTTGAGCGGAGGCAGGATGCGCCATGTCGATCCATCGCGGCGCCCCGTGACGAACGGAACGAGCGCTATGACACCGATGGTAATCGGGCCCTCTTCGATCAGCATCCACTGATCGCCTGCATCGCTGCCCTTTTCCCAAACCTCGAACCGGGCCGGCGCGTAATCGAGGACGTTCCCCGCATCATCGGTGATCGGATCGCGCGCTAGGATCCGCGCCCGGCTGATCGTCTCCTCATCAATCCCGTTGTCAGCGCGCCGCACGTAGGTCTCATTCATCCGGGCGTAGACGAACTGCTCCTTCCCCGCGATCACCGCAGAGTAGACCGCCAGCATGTCCGTAGCGGCGATCCTGACCCAGAACGGGCGCGCGCCTATCCGGCGCTCATCCTCCAGCGTAGCGCCTTCTGGCAGCCTCGTATGATCCACCAGAAGCCAGTCGATAGCGCTGTTCACGCCGTTGAAGAAGTACTGCGTCGCAAAGGCGTGGAGGTGGTTGCCCTGCCCGTCCACATCTTCGACGACGGCCTTGAGTTGTGCGGGGACGCTCTCGCTGGCTAGCCGCACCTCTTTCGTGAACGGCTTCGATGCGAGGTTCTCAACGATGTCGCGATAGATGTTCGTGAATTTCGCGTTCTCACGACGGTACTTGTAATTCTCGTCACCCTCGCTCGGGAACTGAGGGAGGAATTTCGGCACCTTCCGCATTGCAGCCGCGCCGCGCATGATCGTCCCGACCATCGTCCAGTACGGCACCATTGCCTGATAATCCCCGCTGGTGGACAGCAGATCGGTATTGTCAGCCATCAGCGTGATTGCCTTCCATATGTGCCGAAAAGGGGAGCGGCTGGCTCAAAGCTCGTGATGAGAGCGTTGAATGCGCGGCTCGTGCTGTCAGCATCATCATCGTGCTTGGCTTCCGGAAACCCTTCCAGGCTCGTGAACCAAGATTCATTCCATGGTCCTCGCAGAACGAGCACGTTTCCGGCCTCAGCCTGCGCGGAAAACGGGGAGAACCGCGTGACCTTATCCCCGGATTCAGGCGTCGCCCGCGCTGTGTAGCCCGAGAGCATCTTGACGAGGCTCGCCACCTGCGACTTGCCGGCCTGCCCCGGATCCTGCGGGAGCGAGATGTGGACTTCCTTGCCGTCTGCAGCAGCCGTATTCTTGATCAGCGTTTCCACGCCATTCGGGGAAAGCCAATCGCTTGTGCTGTGCGCTACGATGTACCTGCCATCGGCAAGCTTCCCGATCTTTGTCCCGGACGTCGCATCAGGGTCCGTTCCCTCAACCTTCGGCGTCGACGCCAAGTCCCAGCCCCGCATCCAGCGAACGACGTTTGCGGGAACGGCGTCCACAACCTGGCACCAACCACGCCGGAACAGGAGCCCCGCGGCGGGCCGGATTTTCCAGTTGCCGCCGAGAAGACGTTCCCGCTCGACCGTAGGCAGCGCCATGAGGTTCGCTAGGTAGCCGGGATCGGCCGCCATCAGCGCCTTGTTGTCGGTCAGCTTGGCCGGGACGAATGTCACCGACTTCGGCTCGATCGGCTTTTGCTCGCCGTTTTCGTCTGGCGCGGTGTAGTCGGCGAGGTCCGCCGGCGTATCGCCCCAGATGATCTTGTCGCCGATCCGCACGAACCAGCGGAGTTTGCCGGCACGCTCCGGGATAGGAAGCCCCGTTTCCTGATTGATCCACCAGGATATGAACTCCGCCACCCAGCTATCCGCATCGGGGTTGCACGTTGCCCTGACGTAGGGCCGAACACCGCACATAGAGCGGTTGCGCGACAACAGATACCAGAATTGCTTCTGGGTGAAGTGCGTCAACTCATCGAAGCAGATGAGCGGGATTTGCGAGCCCTGCCAGTTTGATACCGTCTTGTCGTGCTCGAGGTGCGCAAAGCTGACCGACGAGCCGGACGGAAATGTCCACGACAGATCTGGCGCCACCCGCGGCTTGGCGTTGAGGCAGGGGTAGAGCTTTTCGCTCTCGTCCCAAAGGCCGCCCTCATTTCTGACCTGCACCAGCGTGCGGCGGAAGAACACTGCGCCGAACTGCGGGTTGGCAATATGGCGCAGCGGCTCCATCAGGAGTGCCCACGTCTTGCCGCCACCTGCCGAGCCGCCGTAGATCGCGATATCGGCCGAAGACCCGAGGAACTGCGTCTGCGGCCCTTCCTGCGGCCTGATTACCGTCTGGGCTGCTGCCGCGCCCTTCTCATCCCCTGCCATTATCGGGCAACTGGAAGATCGTCACCGGTGATACGGGCACCGGCAAATCCTTTCCATCCTTCCCTGTCAGCTCGCGCCGGTTCGTATAACTGCCGCCTACTTCCTCCGCCGCCTGCTTGAGCAGTGACGACGCCAACACCATGTTGCCCTGCGTCTCAGCCTTGTCGACCATGCGCTGCAGAGCGCGAAGGCGAACCGCGCGGTGGCTGATACCAATGGATGCCGTATCCTCAAGAAACGTCTTGCGCGTCTCCTCGAACAGCGCACGCCATTTGGGCGCGAGGCCCGACGCCGCCTTCTTGTTCGGGTCGTGGCTCTCGACAAGCTGCCGGCTGATTTCGACGCCGAATTCCTTCTTGACTGAAGCAGCAACGATCGACGGGCTATCGAAACATGCCAGGGCTTGGACGATGTAGGTTTTCACCTCATCGGAGAGTTTCGCTTTTGCCATCTTCGTGTCAAAGTCCAGTCAAGGGAGATAAGCGATGACTATCCGGCCCGTGAAATACAGAGTGAAGCAGCCTGTCGTGGTCGATGGGCACAGGGTCAGCGATGGGGTCTACGTCGGTCAGAAAATCTCGGACACCGAGATCGAGAGACAACGGAACCGGCTGTTTTCCTACTTCCTGCACTTGGCAACCCAGAAGGCGGGCAAAGGGGCAACCGGAGTGCAACGCTTCGACCTCGATGTCACCGACCTCGTGATAAGTGGTCAGATCGACCTGGGTTAAGCCACACGCAGATTGCATGTGCCGCATGCATGCTCGATGTGGGCTCGGGCAACCTCAGGCGGTCGGCTGGCGGCGTCTACAAGCTCGCGCACCCCGGCAGCATCTGCCCCGTAACGACGAACGACACCGATGAACTGCTCTACGTCATGCCCGCGAATGGTGAAGACCGGGCGGCCGGTCTGGCTGTTGAATTTCGGGGCACCGAATGAATCGACGTCCTGGGCGGCGTGGTAAAGCTCGTGTTCGACCAGCGCCATGAACTCGGCATCGCCACAGGCGGCGCAGTAGTTGGCATCGAGCGTGATGATGAAGTCAGGCACGAAGCCGAACCATTCCGTGATCTGTTGCTCGACGCGGGCCTTTGCCCACTTGCCCATCGCACCTTGAGGCGTTCCGGTCTCGCACTGCCCTATCACGCGCTTGCCCTTGCGGGTGTTTTCGACGGCAGCCCAGAGATAACCGATGTGAGCCTCTGCCAGGTGAGCGTGCTCCGGATTGGCGACCGGCGAGGCCTCATCCAGGAACGTGACCTGCACCCACTCCGGCATGTCGAGCGCGGGCGTGAAGGACGATCCCTCTACCCCGAACATGGTTTCCGGTGGTTGTGGACGCTCAATCATGACTTGCCTTTAGCGCGAGCCTGCGCGAACTTGCCCAACTGGGAATTATGACAATCTGGCATGGGTTGCTTTGGAGGGCGGAATGACAAAAGAAGAGCAGTTCCTTTGGATAGTGCAAACCGCAATATTGGCCAATGGGATAAACTTGGCCTCCGATCCGGATCGGAGAGTGGCATATAAGGACACCTACTCAAGCACTGGGGTCAGAATCGTTATGAGAGAGGCGGTTCGAGCCGCGACTTTAATCCCCAAGGACATGGACGTGGGTGATGCTGCGGACGATTTCTGCTTGTGGATGTTTCGTAACCATCAGGAAGCGCTGCTTGCAGAAGACCATACCACAAGAGTCCCCTACTGGTTTGCCCGTTGAAGCCCGTACCTCTACCCTCCACCGAGGATACAGAGAGAAGCATCTGAAAAGCCGGACCTAAGCCCGGCTCTCGTTTCAGGCATGCGGGAGCGTTAGCCCGCTCGACCGTCGGAGAGACTGAGGCCGTGGGTGGCGTAGCTCTCGCGATAGACCGGCTTGAGAGCGGAGATCTTGCGGTAGGCGGCGATGCCGGCAGCGCGCAGTGAGTGCCAGCCAGTCTCGATACCGTATCGGAACGCCTCGCGGGCGAGATCGACCAGAAGGATGGCGACGGCGATGAACGCATCATAGATGCCGAAGAAGAAGCGGTGGTATCGCATGCTGGTTCCTTTCTGCTTTGGTGAAGGGGTTAGGCGGCGAGAGCCCATACAAGCCACGCGGCAAGCGAGGCGACCGACGCCATCAGGTAGAAGCCGAACATGATCACAGCGCCGGCACCAAAACGGTCATCGCCCATATCTCTGCTCATGAAGGCGGCAATTCCGAACGACAGGAGCGTGATCACTGCGGGCACGAGCCACCAGCCGAAATCAACGGTAAACGTCATCACTGCCGCCTTTCGGGTAGATCAACCATATGATGAGGAGATTTGCGGCGGTTGCGGCTATGAGAAACGCAAGCGGCGTCATCGCTCTCTCCTTAGGCGCCGAGAGACGGCCGCTTGCCGAAATACTCGCATTCGAACCGGAGCGACCGGAGCTTGCCGATCTCTTACGCGGTGAGCTTGCGACCCTCCCGGGCATGGATACCCGAGGCGATGGTCTGTGCCTGGCTGGCGCGGAGAGCGTCACGCTTGCTCTGGCATTCTGCGAGGTCATAAGGCAGAGGGCCAATTGCTCCGCCGATCTGGGAACCGGCGTAGATGATGAGGAAGAGTTTCACATCAGCACCCCATGGCTCGGAACGAGCGGTACATCCCCGCTGCTCGTGACGGGCACGTACCCGCCGGAGAAGGATGGCGTCGGCGGCGGCTTCATCGGATCAGGCATCCAGCGCATCGGAACCATCTTCCCGCCGTGTGTCATGAACTTCTTCGTGACACGGCCGATCCGGCAATGACGGTGCAGGCGGTTGACCACGTTCTCCGTCTCGCGCTGCATATCTTCAGCCATCCTGAATATCGAGACGACTTCCGTCATCGCTCTCTCCTGCTATTTGCGGGACAGACGAATCTGCCACGCCGCGGCGGTGAACATTACGGCGGAGACGACGATAAGCGCCCTGTCTCCCTCAATCGCGTAGATGACGGCAGCAATGATACCCATGCCGGCTAGGGCAAGAGCGGCTGGAGCACTGTTCACTTCTCTCTCCTGAAACGAAAGCCCACCGCCGGCGAAACCCAAAATAATTTGCGATATCGCCGATATTTCACTTGCCAAATCCAAAATAATTTGGCATATTCCAATCATCGAAACGGACAGCAACCAGGGGCACGACAATGACCGCAATCACCGCAGAGCATCTTTCGGTCTCCACCAGCAACCACCTGATGATCGACGGGCAATGGACCGGATACCGCGTTCTCCAGAGGAAGAACCGCACCATCGTTTACAAGGGCGACGTGTCCCATGGTGTCGAGCCGATCGGTCTTGATCTGCCTTGCGCTCAATACAGCATGTCGTTCGACGGGATGACGAAGGCGGGAACGCCGGGCCGTATCCAGTTCTACACGGATGTAAAAGCCGCCATTGAAAAGGAAAAAGCCAGCGCCTGAGCGCTGGCCTTATCTGTTGGCTTTCGCCTTGTTAACCGCCCGATCCGGTGTTTGTTCAGAAACCGCAGAACACCATAAAGGCGCATCTGGCGGAGCGGACCGCAACTACATGCTTCCGGCAAATCCAGAGAGCACCGGAAGCCTAGTCCAAATCGGAGCGAACGGCAACTACCTACTCTTGCTTGCTGCTTGAGCGCAAAAATCATCCACCTAACGACAGGACAAGTCAATGACCCCTGATCAATTCGCATCCGCCACGCTCGAACTTCAGGAGCGCGGCATTATCATCTCCGGCCATGGCTGGCGTTCCGACCTGGCAGGGAAGATGGGTTGGTCTCTCCAGACCGTAAAGAACTTCGAGAAGGGTGGGACAAGTAGGGTCGAAACCGACTACGCCATCGCGGCCCTGCTTTCCGGCGTCCCGCCTTACCCTCATCAATGATAAAGCCCACCGCCGGGTGACAGACCGGGGCGGGTTCGCTGGCGCTGCTATCGGTTAGTGCCTGAGAGTACCTTGGCCCGTTTTGGGCTCTTTGTTACGGCTATGCCGTATGGGGTCGGGAATTGGGCTGGAGGAGAAAGGTCCCCCTGCTTAGTTACCCGGCGAGGCCGAACCTCATCGGGCTCCCGATCTCGTTTGCCTTTCGGCGAATTCTTTGGGCCGAGATTCCACGCCAGTAGCGAACTGGCCGAGTACTGATCGGTTTCGCGCCCCTACGGCATCTAGGCGTCTCTACTGGATTGCTCCAGCACTACCACTCTGCCGCCACGCTCCGAGAATCTACGACCGTGCGCTATCGGAAGCGCGCCACACGGAAGTTTTCGCCCTATCGAGCGAAATGGTCGGAAAGAAACGGTCGGGCACAATCCCCAACCTTCACGAATGACTATCCGCCTTCCCGATGGGCTTTGGAATGGGCCGACAAGCGGGCAGCCTATACATAGGCGAGAGCCGGATGGCCTATGATCTCAACTGCGTGAGAAGTCCCCATTCCAAACTGTCACCCCGACGAGAGGAGCAAGGACGCATAAGCCATGTAGTCCTTGCGGCATTCGGGGTTGATTTTGGCACTGTTCTTCCAACGCAGGGCGGTGATCATCCCTGCATTGGCCCGGCGAGTGTTACCCTCATTAATCGAGGTCCGCGATCAGAACAGCCAAATCACCAAACTATTTCAGTGCACATTAAGCGACAGCGTCGATTTCTGCAAGAGTCTCTGCGGCCTCCAATGCGTCGAGTTGGGCGGTTATCGACAGAACTCGCGCACGGACTACATCATTCAGCCGATCAAGCGCATGGTCGGCATACTCTCGAAGCGATGACCTTGGGTTCCTACCTTTTGGCAGGACCTTTTTCAGTTGGCCGCGCAGATGGTTTTGCTTCTTGAAGCGGCGGCGCTCCATGTCCGTCCATTCCTGGAGCCTGTGCCGCTGGGCTGCATCGAATTCGTCTATCATGAATTGCGAAATCATGGCCTCGGGGAAGCGGACTGGTCCCGCGTTGCGTGTTGGGGCAAGCATGCACATGACGGCATCCACGCCCCTCACCCGCTCAAATTCAAACTCCGGCAGATGAACGAAGGCATACCCAACGAGGAAAGGGTGGCGCCGCTCAATCAGTTTGTTCGTCCGATGGTGCTTGGTGCGGATCCAAAACGACGGCATGTACACGTCGATACCTTCCTGACGAAGTTGGCGCTCAAGGATGCTTTCGCCCTTCCGGCGCTCCCATTCCACCTTGTCCTGCTCGGTAGCGTTCGCTGCGAGCAGGAGAGGTCTCGCCATCCTCTGGGTGCCCGGCTTCGCCCTTACCGCGTACCAATTGCTTGCCATTGTGCTATTCCTCGTGTTGCCGATGGTCAAATGTGGTACTGCCACCAAAAATCTGCGCCGCCGTGCAGATATTGGTGCTTCTGAATGCATCGGCGCCGAACCATTCGGAGCCAAGCAAAGCGTTGGTCAAATGTCCTGATGGGAAACCATGCGAACCAGTCGTGCCAATCCCCGACAGGGTCTCCGAACATCATTTTCGGGTCCGGGTCGCTCATCCTCACCCCTCCTTGCCGTTGAGGTTCATCATTCGATCCATCCTTTCCGAAGCGCGGTAGCGACAAGCGCCGTCGAGCGATGAACGCCCGTTATCGCCATAGCCGTGGCGATGTAGTTGTTTATCGTCGTCGGAGAGATGCCGAGGCGCTTGGCGATCTCCTTTGCCGAAAGGCCATCTGCTATCAGCGATACAATCTCGATCAGCCGAGCCGGCAGCGGGCATTGTGTGGTGGAGGTCATGCTGCGCTCCTGTTTTCGATTTCTTTCCATCCCTCGCCGTCGCCATCGAGCAGTAGCGATGCGGGGACCCGGCAACCGGGTTGGCCGGGTCGCGGGCCGAGTTCGGAGGTCGACCAGATCCGCTTGTCCCGAGCGAAGCGCAGGCGGCGAGCCCACGCGATTTCGCTCTCGTCCATGGCTTTGGGCTTGGGAAGGTCACGCGTTGCGCCGATCCGCTTCTCGTAGGCTTCCCGGATTGCCGGCAGGAAGTACGACCACGACGCCGCCGGCCGGGTCCGGCGAGCGGCCACCGACTTGATCGTCGGGAGAATGTCGAGTTCGAGGCTGACGCCAGCGGAAATCAGTTCAGCGATCGGACCGACGATAAGGGCGCTGTGAGGCTGAATTCCATCGTCGCCCGCCGCGGCGATCAGCTTGCTCTGGAGAATGTCAAAATCACCGAGCGCAGGCGCCTTTGCTACGCTGCTAAGCGTAGCTTCTGTGTCTGCTTCTGTGTGGTTGAACGGTCGTTGAACGTCCGTTGCATTGATTGATTGTTTTTGTTGCCTTTTTTTGGCGCTTTCTTTTCCGGCTCTGGAGTTGCTTTTCAGCTTGTTCGAACGGCTCTCAATTTCGGTCTCGGCGCGACGGTTGGAAAGCATGCCTTCGGACAGTGAAAACTTGCCCAGAACGACCAGTCGTTCCATCGTCTTTTCGAAGGCTGAGACACGCATGCCGCAATAGGTGGCAAGGCGCTCGGCATGGTATTCGACCGGCCCGCTCTCCTCGTAGATTCGGCACAGGATCATGGTGTAGACGCCCACCTCTTGCGGGGTCAGGCCACGAACGCCGTTCATGAAGTCGGCCGGATAGAAGTCGAAGTACGGGATGTGAGGTTTGCTCATGTGCGGGCTCCATTCCTGACCGCGGAGAAAGCCATGTCGGCGAAGAGGTCGACTGTCCCAAGCGAGCCGTTGCGCTGCTTGGCGATGATGAATTCGAGCTTGTTCTGGCATTCGACCAGTTTGTCGGCCCTGGCCTCCTGCTGCTCAAACGATCCACCCGAAGCGCGTTCGAGGTAGTAGGATTCGCGGAACAGGAAGGCGATCATGTCCGCGTCCTGCTCGATCGCTCCCGAATCCCTCAGGTCGGAAAGCATCGGCCGTTTCTCCTCGCGGCTTTCAAGCGCCCGGCTGAGCTGGGACAGGAGCACAACGGCGATGTCGAGCTCTCTGGCGAGCGATTTCATCCCGGAGGTGATCTCGGCGATTTCGTTCACCCGATTGCCGCTGTAGCGCGAGGACGGCCGAATGAGGCCAAGATGGTCAATGAACAGCACCTCCAGCGGCGTCCCGCGCTTGGCGGTATCCTCGGCAAGTCTTTCGGCACGCACTCGAATGTCGGTGGATGTCTGGCCCGCCTGCTCGTCAATCAGCAACGGAAGCCGGTCGAGTTCCATCTGAGCTTCCATGATGGCGTCGATATCCTCGTCGGACACCTCGCCGCGGATAATGTTCGTGTAAGGCACCCTGCGGCGCCAATCGAACATGATGTCAGCCATGGCGCGCGTCGCGAGCTTGTCGGCATCCATCTCCAACGAGACGATGCCACAGCAATGGCCCGCCCTCGCCGCCTTGATGGCGCATGACAGCGCAACGGTGGTCTTGCCCATCGACGGCCGCGCGCCGATAAGGGTCAGGTCGCGGCGCTGGATTCCACCGGTCATGCGGTTGAGGTCGGTGAGCCCCCAAGTGACGCCGGTCAGGCCCGATCCTGTTTCGCGCGCCGCTTGAGCGGCCTCGACGGCACGCATAGCAGCGCCACCAACCGAAACCCGTGTCTTCTTGACGCCGCCGTTCCGAAGCTCGGAAATGATATCGTCGAGGTTCTTCGCCGCTTCCGACGCAACAGCGCGCGCATCGGCCGAGGGGTCGTTCGCCGCGGCATAGACACGACCGGCCTCGCCGGCGATCGATATGCGCGCCCACTGATCGATGACCTTCCGGGCATTGTCGACCGCACGGGTTCCAGAGGCGGTAGCCGATGAGACGAGACGCGCGAGATACGCAGACACCTGCAACCCCGTCGATTTTTCGAACTCCGTAGCGGCGGTCTCGTCGATCAATCTTTTGACGACGCCCGGGTTGCTCGATCCATAGCGCTCCTGCCCTGCCACCGCAGCGCGGAACACGGCCCGATGGAAAGCCTCAACGAAGTGATGCTCCTGCAGGGTCGCCAGGATCTCGTGAATGTCTCCGCCGAGAAGAAGCGCACCAAGGACGTTCTGCTCGATTTCCGGCACGAAAGCGTTTTGTTCGAAAGCCAGCGCGGTCATGCTGACACCTTTGCCGGGATAGCTTCCCGTTGCTCCGGCGTCATGAAGAGGTCGAGCCAGCGGCGCCAGGCGCGGCCGGCGGCGATACCATCTTCCATGCGTCCGCTTTCCTGCGCGCGCTTAGCTGCAGTGACGTAGGCCATCCAGACGGCTTGCTGATGTTCGGCTAAGCTGATGACGTTGCTCATTTTACCACCTCGACCTCTATGCCGAAGCACGCCTTCATGAGCTTGGCCTTGAGACGGAAGTCTCTGGTGGCAACGCCCTTCACGTCGACGACGCGGCGCGCGCGGAGAACGCGATCGAAGAACACGAAATCGGCACGGTAGCGTGCGATCAGCACGCCGTTGACCATCAGATCATATTCGCGCTGGGGATAGATGTCCGTCACCTCGCCGGCCTTCTCCCGCTGCTTCAGGGCGGCATAGAACGCGGCCTCGGCTTTGCTGTCGAAGAGGATGCCGTCGACCAAGGTTTTCTGGGCGCCGTACTTGCTGCGCTTCGTTTTGGCGGGGAGGAACGCAGCGCCTTCTTTTGCGGAGAGATGGACCGTCATGCCGCCACCTCGCCAATTTTTCCAGCGGCGGTCGACTGCCCGATCTTGAACCGGAGATGCCTCGAAAATAGATTCCCGATCGGCGTTTGATTCCAACGCCACCCTTGTTGATCACCAACGTTTTCAGTGAGGTAGAGATGAACTCGAAGGTATTTGATAGGCCCGTTTATCTGAAGAAGGGTAGAGACCTGATCGAAGAGATAACGTGCCTGGAAGACGCCATCGATTTCCTTGAAGAATGGCCTGAACGAGATCGTGACATTGTGCACGATGCGACCTTGAAGACCTGCTACATGGCCTTTGACGGGCACAAGCCCTTGAAGGTCGGGCGCGATGCCATCCGCTCCTTTGGGGAGAAGAAAGGCATCTTGGTGAAGTCTCCCGGCATCATGCCGTGGATGATCCGCTCTCGCTCCGGCGGCGGGCGGGTTTCCGCGTAAAGGATGTAGCGATCTGGAGAGGCTGCCTATGCGGCCTCTCTTTCTGTTGAAAGTCATAGGCTAAGCTCCCCTTGCCGAGCGTCCTTACGGTCGAGCATGCGGAGAACTGTTTCGCCGCCCCAGAGCTTGTCCCAGACGAACCAGCCATTGAGCATCGGCGGCGCGCCCTGCCCGGTGAAATCGATCTTCCAGCGCATGAGGTAGACGCGGGCTGGAGGGAAACTCGCCCAGAAGGGCGCAAGGCCACCTGCTCCCGGAAAGCTCCAGTTCATCAGCAGCGCCATGTATTCGACGCCGAGCGTGTCGAGCGCATGATAGAGCCATCTGGCTTTACCGTTGCCCCATCCGCATTCTTGGAACGGCGGATTGGTAACAATGGCGGCGGCCGGCGCGACGGGGAAATCGTAGAACGATCGAATGTCAGCCCCGCAACCTCGGTCGACAAGATCGGAGGCGCGGACGGTCAGCCCGACCGATTCCATCTCGCGCACCATCGCGCCGTCGCCGGCCGCAGGCTCCCAGATGGTGCCGAAGTCGCGAAGGCGATCTATTTCGGCATGAAGGAAGGCGCGCGTCGGTTCCGGCGGCGTCGGGTAGAAATCGTCCTTCTCACGCTCAAGCGCATCAGCCTTGACGATTTCACCATCAAGCAGGGTGAGGACAGGTTTCGAGGCTTTGCCGGTGGCGCGGAACAAACCGCGTGCGGATGCGGTCATGCGCTCGCCCTCCTGTTCTCAGACAGGGAGGCGACAAGCGCGCGGATATCCTTGAGCATGACGAGCTTCGCTTCCTGCGCAGCGTTGCCGTAGGACGACGTGCGAGCCTGGAGGCCGGAGATTTCGCCGTCGAGGAAGCGGAGCATCTTCTGGAGGTTCGTCATGCTGCTATGCACTCCCCATCGTCTTTCTGGCAAAGCACTCCGTCGGTTTCGAGAGCCCAGTCGCCCTGACGCTCCATGAACTCGCGCAGCTCGCGCTTGGAGAAGCGCCTGGAGAACTGGCTATTGTCCTTGGGGCGGCCCTTCGATGTTTCGAGACGACCGATGCGAGCCTCGGCTTCCTCCCACCACGAGTGGCGATCTGGG